GTGCTGAATGTACCCAGCTTGCCGTATCGCTTGGTGGTACGTCTAAACTGTACCTGATCAATGGTCAAGACTGGACGCGCTGTTGTTGCTGGCTTGGTGAATAGGTTTTTGATAATGTTAAGCATTGGTTTAGTTCCTCTTGGTTGTGTTGTTTAGTTTGATTAGCTTGTTAGCTGCGTATGCTGCTTCTTCTTTTGATACCCCATATTCTATGAGAAGTCTATATATTTTTTGCACCTTTGTCATATTAAAACTCCATGACTAATACGCTGCCCATATGTGTATCACGCCTGATGTCTATGGTAAAGGTATGATTGTTTAGCACCTTTACCTGCTTGTCGTAGTCGTCCCATTCAACATCAACATCCTCAAAGATGTGGCTGTAGTCGTCATACAATTCTTGAACATGGTATTCACTCCACTCGCACCTGATAGCAATAGGATCAAGCTGGATATCCTCGCCCATGTCATCACTAAGCTGATCATAGTGATCATACAAGGCATCTATGGCCTCGCTTGTCCATGATGTATATTCATCAGCTTTTAATGCTTGTCTGAAGTCCCATTGATTTACGTTCTGAATGATAGCCATTGTCTTAGTCTCCTTTGAAATAGTCGTTGCAGATATCAGCGATCATGCTGCCGATAAACAAGGCAAAGCCAGTGCTGCCTAATAAAAATATAAATACGATAATAAAGTCTAGCATGTCAAGCCCCTAATCTAAAATTGTGATTCGTATTGTTCAGTGTATTCTGGATAGGCTTCCTGAAAATCAACAAGCTTATCGGCAGCCGCTACCATCTTTTCAACTTCGGACGGTATGTTGGTTGGCTTATAACCATCAAGATAGATGGAAAGCATTGTTTCGTATGTTTTGACATATTCTTGATAATTCATATCAATCCCCTTGGTTAGTGCTAGGGACACTATCGCCCCTAGCTTTTTGATTGTCAAGCGTTTATTTTAAGCCTAATACGTTAGCCTTTACACCATGAAAGGCTTTTAACTTTGCCACTTGTGTTCGCATGTGTTCAGCATACCAAGTCACATCATCAACTGCTGAACACTTCGCGTCCTGCAATAAGAACCATTCCATCTTTTCAATTACCATCAAGGCATGTTCTAAATCTGTGTAGTTGTTTGCCATTGTCTTAAATCCTCTTGCTTTGTTGCGTTGTCTTTTAGTCTTTTAGAATGGGCTAGCAAGGTTGGACGTACCTCTTTTGCGCTTTCTTTCACCCTATCAAGATTGTCTGCCTTGGCAGTGCGTCCTTTGATGACCATTACTAGATCATGCCTTGAGATGTTTGACAACCCACAAAATGCAAAAAAATAGATAAAAATTGTGAATCATAGGCTAAGTGATTGAAAAGATTGTGAAAGAAAGTTTAAGATTGTTTGAAATAAAAAGAATAGATAGAGAGAGACACAAACATGTTGCACAAATGTCACACATGTTGCACATCTGCAACACTGCGCCAGCCCTTGCGTCAAATGTTTGACATTTACAACATGTCTGAGATGTGGTAAACTGAAGGAACGCGCGTCATGCGTGCGGGGGTGCGCGCGATTCTATACTATTATATACCCCCTCAGATTTTTCTGTAAAAAATCTAACACCATCTTAAACACCCTACACATCTCTGCCACATTGTTTAAGCACAGTTGTGTTACTCCTCTATCAGAATAACTACAACGTCTGTGTTACACAAAGTACAACATAGTAAAGGTATAGTTAAACATACTTTAACATATACCTATACTATACTATGTAACAGGGGTCTAGCCTAAGAGGTACAGATTAGAAAAACCCTAAGGATTCTCTAGGTTTATTACCGAAGTTAAAACCATCCATAAACTTGTCTAGTTCTTCCTCAAGTAATTCTTCTTTTCTTGTTCGTATTTCTGTATCTGCATCAGCAGCCATCTGGTCTGACCAGTACTGCACTGCCATAGCAAGTACGTCAAGTCTATCGTCATGTGCTAATGCCCCTCTTTGTTTTGTTATACGTGTCATCTGATAGGCTAGCATATACTTAGCAGCCTTATCTGGTGGCATGTGTTGAGTACTATCGTAGTCCTTTTGTATTACCTTAGGGTCTACAACCAGTCTATGCTGGTTCATAACAGGCTCTAGGGTATCTATTATTCTGTGTTCCTTCTGCTTACTGTGTCTAACTTCTTCCATCGTCACAGGATAGGTCTTCAGTAAGTAGGGCTTTAGTAGTTCAGTAAACATACCGTCACCAAAGTTACTCTCAACCAACACCATGTTTACCTGATGTATCTTAGCCAAGTCTGTTAGATGTTGCAGCGTACTATCACTATAGCCACCCTCAACACCACCACAGTCAACCACGTGTAAGAAACCGTTTAACATCTTAACAACAGCGTATGCTGTCTCGTCAGAGCCTCTACCAGAGGGGTCAATGGCTAAGACACTACCAGTGTAGTTAGCCCTGCCTATGGTGTCCTCAGGGGCGTAGAACTTGTCTCCTGCTAGTCCTACATTGGGCAGTTCGTTAAGAGGCTTAAAGATACCATACACTAGTTTCTCAGGTGCAGTATCCTTGTCACAGGAGTAGATCATCAGGTCACTTAGTTTAAGGGGGTATTTGTTTGCATCAGATAGTGAAGTATCCAACATAAATTGCAAAGCAAAGCCACTTCTACCATAACTTAGTTCTCTTTCCAGTAAGTCTGTGTCATCAAATCGTTTAGGGTCTGTAGGAAGCCCATACACGGCCTCTAGGTTAGTTTGTATAGAATCATACAGCAAAGGTGCTAGACGGCCTCCATAAGCCTTCTCTGCGCGTTCTAGGCTAGGGTATCTAGCGGGCCATACTCTCATCTCGTATCCACGTGCTAGTAGGGCATTGTATAGGGACATCTCGTTTTGAGGTGTACCAAGGTAGATAATCTTACCCTCAGGCTTAAGAACAGCGTCAAACTCTTTGACAGTCTCTCCTAGCTTTTCTCGCATCATGTGTGTCATAGAGTTGTTAGGGACTTCTACGTCATCAGCAATGATAATGTCTGCACGGCTACCTGTAAGCTGTCCTGTGACCCCCACAGACTTTACTGAGGGGCTACCAGAGGCTTTAGCAGGTGCTACGTCAAAGGCTATCTTAGACCATCTCTGGCCTTCCTTAGCGACTAAGTGCTGACATATAGGCAGTTCCATGATGATACGCTGAGTAAAGGTAGAGAAGTCATCAGCACGTGCCTTAGACGCTGACACAACCATGAATTTAAGCTGTGGGTCAAGCAGTAGCTGGTGTACTACGTAGGCAGCAGTAATGTAGGACTTACCTACACCACGGAAAGCCTCAATGATACAACGCTTAGGACTATCCTGAAGATAGTGTGCTATGTCATACTGTATCTCAGTAGGCTCTGGCAGTCCTAAATGCTGCCATACAAGGTATGTAAAGTTTCTAAAGTCTTTGAGTTGTTCTGGAACATTAGTCATCATGTACTACACTTACGTCATGGTCATGTGTGTCTTCTGCCTTAGCCCATACAGCGTTGATAGGTGCAGAGTTAAACTGAAAGGTAACATCCAGTATTTTATTACCAGATGCTGCACCCTCAATCTGAAAGCCGTGTGCAGGTGCTACAGTATCTGTACCAAAGCCTACCTCAATAGTATGGGAATCGTACTGATTCTGTATCATTAGATAAGTACGTTGGACATTTGTATCTAATAGTTTAGTCCAGTTACCACCAGTAAGAGTTACTACCTTGTGTTTCAGTGTTGCATTAGGACCTTCCCTCATTGTAACTGTTCTCCAACGTCAAACGGTAAGTCTTGTAGAAGACTAGCCATAGGACTTTCTGCTGTAATTACATCAAGAGAAGCACCGTTGTCTTTAAGAAACTTGACAGCTACTGACAGTTCACTTGCAGTTGCTTCTCCACTCTGTACTCGCATAAGCAGTTCTTTAGTGACTGCATCGTGCAAGGTATCCATCAGTTCTTTTTCTGTCATTTACTTTTTCCCAAACATTTTAGTTGCACCCTTAATACCAAAGCTAGCTGATACGATAATACCTAAGGTATAACGATACCAGTCAGGTGTCATAGACAAAGCCTCAAAGCCTCGTTCTACGTACTCCACGGTAAAGGGTAAGAAACATAGCAGCAGTGGTATACTGAACAAAATTGTAAGATACTCATCCTTCCAACTATCCTTTGCGCCATCTATTGCTGCCTTATCCCAATCAATCTCACCAGAAATCTTCTTCTCCATAAGAGAGGTTTCTGCTTGAATCTTGACTAATTTCTGCTTTGCTTTGGCTTTCTTTGTTTCGACAAAGCCTTCCACGGCACTGCTGGCTACGCCAAACAATCCCTGTAGTAATACACTCATCATAGCTGTTGTCCCTTTAGTGGAAGACACTTAAACATCTTAGGTCTTAAATCTCTACCCTGCATAGTCATAATGTCGTTACCCATTACGTAGGCTCTTTTCTGACATTGTTCGTATGTGGGATAGGGGCCACGTACATCGTGAAACTCCCAGCAATCCGTAGGTACAGACAGGCTGCAAGCTAGTACTAGTGTTTTAAACATAACTCATCGCTTTCGCTACAGAAACCATAACGGTTATAAAAAGACCTATGGCTATTGCTAGAATAGCACCAATTAACACAACGGTCTTCATAGTCTCCTCAAACTCCTTGGCCTTCTGTATCATTTCTCGTTTAGCCTTAGCTTCGGCTTCTCGTTGTTCCTGTAATCTCTTAGCACGTTCAGCCAAGATACTTTTCCAAGTACCGTGACCAAACCTCATGTCAACCATAGTGGCTACTTCCTGCAACTTTTCTGCTGCGAGTTTAGCATCTATGACTTCTCTAGCTACAGTATCTACCCCAAACTGATCTCCAAGTCCACCCCCAGCCTTCTTGTTTCTGGCTTGTTGGACTTGTTTCTCACCTGTGAACAGGTCATCAATCTGGCTTGCTATTTGTCCAATATCTTGAACAGTGCTTATGTGTGTCTTAATAAAGTCCACACTCTGTTTAACTAATGCAATCCCTGCAAGGGTAGTACTGATAGGTTCCATCGTAATTCCTTATAGCTTCATTAACAGGGATGCAGCGAGGCCAACGACTATTACCGTTGACCCCATGATCATTGCTTCTAAACGCCACATACGCTTATCAAGGCTTTCTAGCTTACCATGCACCATCTCATAGCGCACTGCACATTCTTTTTCGTGTGCTTCTAACTCTAGTTCTACCTTTAAAGCGGGACTGACTGACTGTTCTAGTTTCATGCCTCAGGCCAATCGTTAACAGGTGCGTTACCTGTAGGATTGCCATCAGCGTCCACAGGAGCCTCGTACAGCGCGATAAAGGCTTCTAGGGTAGTGACACCGCTAATAGCTGCTTCAATCGTTCCTGAGGCTGTTCTGACGGATTGACGGTATGTTAAGATATCTGAAGGGATTACAGTATCTGTCTCTGCTTTACGTGTAACGTACCAGTCAGAGGGGTTAAGAAGCCCTGCTGCTTGCTGCTTAACAGTAGCAATAGCGTTGGACTTCAAACCCTTTGTGACTAGTTGTACACCGTCAGCATCTAGTACTGCGTTACCCTCAGCGTCAACTTCGTTCACATCCTCTAAAGACTTTGGAACATCTGCTGACCAGTAAAACCTAGAGTCAAAGGAAGTAGGATCATCTTCCCAGATGACCCCCTTCTCTGCTTTTGTTTCTGCTGACCACACTGCCCAATTCTTTGGATGGGTGATGCCGTCATTATCCACCCAGCTTTTGCCAGTACGGATTATTCTTCCACTGTATTTATATGCCATTGTAAAATCTCCGTTATCTGGCGTTAGCGTATTTGAATGGGTTTTCGGCAAAGGCGAGGTAGATTATTGTTGCACCCGAACCATTAGAATCACCACCTGCGTTACGAACCTTGAAGCCGTTGGACAAGAAATCTAGTTCCCTATTGTTAGGGTCGTTGCCTTCCTCAACTGAAAGGTGAGGATACAACGCATTTGTGCCTGACATAACATTATGCAGTCCACGACTTGTATCCATCAAAACCCATTTTCCAGTGGCACTGGACTTTTTCACTAGCACAAAAGCTGGCCTAAACCCTGTGTAAACAAACGTCCCATCGCTGCTGCCGTTGCCGGTGTAGCTGCCTGCCTTCAGATAGCCATCGGTGTTTGCGAAACAGTAGGCTATGTAGTCATCTGTTCTGCCGTTGGTTCTGTAACGATTAGTCGTTGATACCGATGTGTCTGCACGAACAGTAAACGTGCTTGAGTCTGGTTGTTGGTTCCAGCTATATGTAAAGTCACCAGACGATTGACTGTTAGTAGCGTCTAAGCCCAGTGCATTGTTGCCCAAGGGTGAAGCCCAAACTTGCCACGCCTTAACACCAGCAGCCCAATCCCGATTCTTGATAATAACTAAATCTGGGGTTGTACCCAAACCGTGACCCACTGTGAAATTGGTGTTTGTTGTGGTGTTGCCAACATAGGACACTATAGAAAATCCTGCCGTAGTATTCGCAGACACCTGTGACGTAATGCTGCCATCAGTATTGCTGACCGCTGTGCCGCCAGCTTTCCAGTTCCAAGATGCAATAGTTCTTCCGCTGCGGTTGATAGATGACCAGTCACCAGTTTCGCTGACCTCTATGCCTGTGCTTGTTGCAACAATA